CAACGGGCGGCCCTTTATGTTTGGTGTGAGCCTGACGCCGGCGCTCGGTTGTTGCTTGAGGCGTATCGAGATGCAAGGCTTGCCCAACGGGCGGCGGACATCATTCGCGAGTGGGCAAGCGAAGACCCGCGCGCATTGTGGGAACGGCTAAAAGCCGAGGGGCCACCCAAGGAACCAGAAGCGCGGGAAATAGCGCGCGTTGCCTTCGTTCGGGGTGGAAGCATGAAGGGGTTCGGAGAGGGGTACTTCGGCGGCAACGCGGCTGGTTGGGAGGGCACGGCCCACGGCGCGGGAACGAAGAGGCCGTTGTCCCGTCGGCTTCCAGATGCCCTATGCCGGACACCGCACGTAAAGGCGTCAATCCTCCCCGACGCGCGCGTTGCGTTTCACACTCCGATACCACCCGGTACCGTGGTCTACATTGACCCCCCGTACGTTGGCACTACGGGGTACAGTCACGACCTACCGCGCGAAGATGTCGTCACCCTTGCCCGCCGATGGCACGAAGCCGGGGCTACCGTTGCCATATCCGAAGCCGAGCCGATACAAGAGCTTGTGTCCGATGGTTGGGAAGTGGTAGACATCACCAGTCAACGGGTCGGCGCGAAACGCACATTTTCCAGACAACAACGCGAATACCTAACGATTGGACGGTTCGATGCTTCAACCTAAAGACATCCAAACCATCGTAGACGCACACGATGATTATTGGGACGGGCGGCGGGCCGACCTTCGCACGATGAAGCGCCTCTATATGACGCGATTCTGGCAAGACAACGGCGTTGCCGACAACGTACTTCGTACCGAGGTACCGAAGGCGTACGCGGTTGTCGAGTCCTACCTCGGGTCGCTCTACGCGAAGAATCCCGCCGTTCGGGTTGAACCCGACCTTCGGGACCGTGGAACCCCCGAAGTCGCCCAAGCCACCGCCAATCAGTTCCTTCTGGCGATACGAAACCAGCTTGAAGACGCAACCCGGTTGGCACTAATCTACCCGTGTGCCTACCTAAAGCTGGCCCCCGTCGAATCTGTCGACCCGCTCAAACGAGTATCGTGCGCCGCGCTCCCCCCGTGGGAAGTCATCGTAGACGCAACGGCGACATCATGGGAGGTTCAACGTTGGGTCGGGCACGTCCACCTGATGCCGCTTGCCGAGGCCGCTACGCGGTACAGCAAGGCCCCCGAAGCGTTCACCGGCCGGGTATACACCGACTGGTTGGATGACACTTCGCGGGCGATGGTGGGCCGTCCTGTGGCCCTCGGAGATGTTGCTTCGAATGACGTGGATAAGTGGGTGCGGATTGTGGAGGTCTACGACCTTCGAGACGATAAGTTGCTTGTTTGGTCTCCCGACTTCGACGCGGGGAAGTCGTTTCTGTTTGAGGGCGTCACTGTCCAGATTGGGGCGTTGGAAGAGACGGTAGACGGTCAAGCGCCCGAAGCCGAGTTCCAACACGAAACCACTGGCATCCCATACAAGACAGCCAACGGGCGGCCCATTGTGCCCATCGTGCCGGTGTATTTCGCGCGTGACCCCGATAAGCCCCTACGCGGCTACAGTTTGGTAGAGCGTAGCCGGGACCAATTCCGCGAACTCAACCTGATTCGGACCTATCAAGCTCAAGGGGTGCGGAGAATGGCGCGTCAATGGATGGTTCGGGCGGGGTTCCTGTCCGAAGACGCGGCGGCCAAAATCTCGCAAGGGTTAGATGGTGAGTTTATTGAGGTGGACACCCAACCGGGCCAACCCCTTGAAGGCAATATGGTACCGGTCCCGACCGCACCCATACCCGGCGATATCGCGGCCTACGCCCTCACTGTGGATGGCGACATTCGCGACGCGGGCCTCTTGGCCCCCTTTACGCGCGGTGAGGTCACGAAGAGCACGGCCACGGAACAAAACCTATTGGCGGCCTACACGTCAAGCGAGATTGGCCGTATGGCGCGCATTCGCGACGAAGCCATCACCTCGGTAGCGCGCGTCTACAACATCATGCTCTCGGTTGTGTTGGGTAATGACGCCGAACCGTTGGCGTTGCCGAATCCCGTTGGCCCGACCATTCTAAGCGCCGACGATTTGACCGGCGACTTCGGGTATTGGGCGGTGGACGCGGGAACTACTCCAATGTCCGACCTCGCCAAACAACAGGCATTCGAGCGCCTTACCCCGCTGCTGTTGCAGGTCGGGGCCGACCCGGTAAGGTTGCTTGAGGAAGTGGTTCGCGTGTTCCAGCTCCCCGAAACGTTGGCGCAACCCGCGCCGATGGCCGAACCTACGGCCGAACAACCAACCCAAGAGGTGCCCAGTGCTTGAAGACAAGAAATACATTCCACCGAACGAAGACACGGCCCGCCGCTACAAGATTGTTGTTGCCGCGTTCCTTGCTGCTATCAGTGTCGTAGACGAGACAATCAAGCCGTACAAGCACAACGCCGACCACAAAGGCAACCACCCCGAAGACTTCAACTCGGTTCGAGATGTGACACAAAGTTTCATCGAAGCTTGTGAGCAAGTTTGCCCGAAGTCGGCCGACCTTTCGGCGGCCATTCGCTGTATTCGTATTTCTCGCATGTTGGCAAACCAAGTCATCTTGCAAGGTGGTGAGCGCCTTTGTGATGTCCCGTTGTTGGCCCTTCGCGTGAAGCAATCACTTTGGGAGGCGCGCGTACAGGCTTGTGCAGCGATTGCCCTTGCTGAACCCAACGAACTCCCCGACTTGGAGTAGCTATGCCCATGAACATCACGCCCCCCTCGGGCGACATTCCCCAAGACCTCTTGGACGCGGCCAACGCAACCGACGCGGCGGTCGGAGACGAATTGGCCGGGTTGATTACCCTCCAATCCCCCGCCAATCCGAAGGTACTCAACGCACTCTCCGACGCCCTCGCGAAGTTTGCTACCATCATGGGTATGCAGGTTGCGCCCGAAAAGTACACCACGCCAACGGTCGACTTGGACCCCGATATGGTGCGGTTGCTTTCGATGGCCGAGGCGGCCTCGGGCGACTACGGGAAGCCCTTCCCGGTGGCCCTTGCCGATGTCACGGACGAAGGCGCGCTAACCGCCATCACGGCCCACATCGCGGGGCTGAACAGTGACAAGGAATTCGCGGCGTGGCTCGAAAGTCCGGGCGAAGGCGAAGGTGAAGGCGAGACCGAAGGCCCCGAGGTTGAAGTCAAGGTCGAAGCCCCTATGGGTGGCCAACCGAAGGCCTCCCCGATGGCTACCGATGACCTATTCGCGAAGAGGCTTCGCCGATAATGCCGTTTCAGTCCGTACTCGGCCGATTGAAGGAAGCCTTCGGATTCGGGGGCAAGCCCAAGACCGTTATCCCGAAGTCACGCGGGGCCGCGTATACCGCGCGGTTCGGTGGCGACACAATGCAAGAACTTACTCTTGCGATTCAGAATCGGGAGCCGGTGACCTTCTTTTACAACGACAAGTGGCAAGAAGAGGGCGTCAAGGGCAAGTACGGGCAACGCGTGGGCAACCCTCACGCGATATGGAAGGGCAAGAACGGGCGGGTCTACCTGCATATGTATGTCGACCCGCAATCGGCCTCGGCGACGGGAGACCTACCCGGTTGGCGAACGTTCCTTGTGAACCGAATCCAAAGTGTCTCGGCGCTCGAACTCGGTACAACGCTATTTGGCCGGAAAGTACAATTCGTGCTTGCCCCCGGTTGGAATCCCGGTTGGTATTCCCGTGTCGGGACACCAATCGTCTTAGTGAAGTGAACCCAAACGAACGGACGGAACATGGAAACGAACGGCGCACCCATTCAATCAACGGCCGAGCAAGTGTTGGCGGCCGCGCAACCCGAAGCGGTGGAAGAAACGCAACCCGAAGCGGTGGAAGAAACGCCGGAACCACCGAAGCCCCGGCGGTTGTCGTGGGAAGAGGCGCTAAAGCGCGTACCGCCCGACGCGGCCGCGCTTATGAAAGAGATGCGCGGCGACTACACCAAAAAGACACAAGAGCTTGCAGACCTTCGCCGGGAAGTGTTGCGCGAACGCAAGGCCCTTCTATCGGGCCGTCCGAAGCAATCAGCCGAGCCGTTGCCCGACTACGACCCCTTCAATGAGGACTCAATCAACGCGCGGATTGAGGCCGAGGTCGCCAAACGGTTGGAGGCCGTTCTACAGCCGATGCAAGCCGAATACGAAGCGATTGCGGCCGAGGAAGCCTACACCGGGTTTCTCGCTGAACACCCCGACCTAAAGGAGGATACGTCGCTTCGTTCTGAGGTGCAAGCCATCTTGGAGGCCAACGAATCGGTCGACCTTGAGACGGCCTATTGGGCCGCGAAGGGCAAGCAAGCGAAGTACCGGGCGGCCAACCAAGCGAAGGCCGAGGCCGCGCAACGCGAAGCCGCCAAACAGGCCGCGACTACCGCGACGGCTCCACCGCGCCGTGGTTCGTCCGCCGTCAAGGCCCCTACCGGTTCAGCCCTTCGCAAGATGTCGGCGGCCGATATCCTGGCCCAAGCGCAAGCGATGGTTGCCCGTAGAGGGTGACACGGGCCGCGTAGGGTGGTAGGGTAGCCCTATCGGCTACCTGCACATTGCAGCGCCACACAACGGCCTCCCAGAACGGGAACACGCCCAAGGAAAAACCCCGTTCTGAATGGAGGCCGTGATGGCTCCTCAGTCTGTCATCTCTACCACCCTGCAATTGTTGCGGGATAAGTTGGTAGACAACTCGTTTCTCTCGCATCCCCTTATCCGTGCCATCGAAGAGCACGGAAATCTCGTCAAGGTCTCGGGCGGCCAACGCATCGAACAGCCCGTGATTTTCGGTGACCACTCGTCTATCACCGAGCTTTCGAGCGGTTGGGAATCCGTCAACATGGCGGTTACCGACCCCTTCCAGTCGGCCAAGTTCGAGTGGTCCAACTTCACCCAACCTATCGTTCTCAACGCAGTCGAGAAGGCTGCAAACAAGGGCGATTTGGCTGTTGTCAACATCTTGGAATCCAAGATGAAGAACGTCATGCTGGGCCTGAAGAAAGAAGTCTCTCTCCAGATTATCCAGGGTGCATCGTCCAAAATCACGACGTTGCAGACCTTGAACGGAAACGGAAAGTCCACCGTCGCCGTCAACGCTACCGGGTGGCTCGAAGGCGTTGCCCAAGCTTCGCAAGCGTCCACCGTTGGCGGTCTCGCGAAGGCTACCTACCGCGCAAAGAACTGGTACAACCAATTCATTGACGCGGGCGGTACGATGACGTTGGCCCACATTGACCAACTGTTCATCTACACCCAACTCTACAACCCGTCTGGCAACACTCCCGACATTCTACTGATGTCGCCGAAGTCCTACGCGAAGTTCCTTTCGCTCATGGATAACCGGATTCAATACGTCACCGTCTCCGACCGTGACGGCTTGAACGGCCAGATGGTTGCAACCTATCGCGGCGCAAAGATTTACGTTGACCCCAACCTC